GTAGCAAGTTCTTTTTCCTTATAGCCGGGACCGTAGTCTCGCAAACCACCGGGTGTAATGCCGAGTGCTTCAGTACTGCCATAAGCAGGTCCGTAATACTGGCCGGGTTGCCCAACACGGGGACCACTCATGTAAGGGCGTCCTTGTACCAAATTACCAACGCCTGTTATCAACTGGCCAAAAGCGCCAAGAATGTTAGGGTCGTACCCAGGAGCTTGTTTACGTGCTTGGATAGCACGATCCATTCTTCCACCAGGGATTGCCATAATTACCTCCAAACCTCATGTAAATAAATGCGAGAACCCACAGCCGTGTCAGCCGGGCCTGGTAGCGCCTGAATAAACTCAGCGCCTGAACGCTCGTAACGGTAACGAGCTTGGAACGGATCCTTGTAGTTGGGTACGTAAAGGATGCCGGCTAAACGGTTGGTCTCGTAGAGATAAATCTCATCCCAGACTTTAAGTGCTTCCTTGGCATTACTGGACCGAATTGTACGGTCCACATCACCAATGATGCTTTCTAACCGAGTGGAAGGCGACGTTGCAACTTCTGTTTTCTTCTCGGCCGTATCACAACGACCAATCTGAATAACGATCTTGTCATAGAAGTATGAATCCGGGACGGTATTCATTGCTTCTTCAAGCCGACTGTAGTCACCAGCGGGCACCGACACAGTAAAATACCCTAGATGGTAACGTACTCTGCTTTTGTCAAAATCAGACAGCTGCACAACCATGCCTCCAGTACACACATTCTAAAACAGGAAGCTCATGGCAAAAAGAGAGATTAATCCAAAAACAGGCAAGCCCTATATGCTTGGCGACGTACGAGAAGATGGTTATATTTTCAGGCAATGGGGAAAAATAAAAGCTGATGGTTTTCAGCAGGCTTTGTGGATGAGCCCGGAAGCCTTCGAACGCAATAGACAAGAAAGACTTCGCTACCATAGAGAAAAAACAAAAGAGCTTAGGCAATGGGTAAATAAGTTGAAAGTGTTTTATGGTTGCGCAGTTTGCGGATATAACCAAGAAGCAGAAGGCTTGGATATTGATCACTTACGAGATAAGTGTTTCAACATTGGAGGCGAGCTAAAAACAAGCAAGAAGCGCGTAATTGAAGAAATTCAAAAATGCCAAATTTTATGTGGCACTTGTCACAATATAAAAACAAGGGCTCCAGAAAAATACGCTGATTTAATTAAAACAAAAGGAGGAGAAAGTTGTCTAAATATTGATCAATTTTTAGAGCAGGAGGCTCGAGCGTAGTCACCCGCAGGCACGGAAACCGTGAAGTAGCCCAGGTGATACCGGACTCTACTTTTGTCAAAATCGCTGAGCTGCACAGCTTACTTCCGTATGTTTTTAATTATAAAGGGCCTGTATTAACCAAGATAAGGATTCATTTGCGGAGACAAAAGCATGTTAAACAAATCAGGGGTAGCCGCTGGTTTAGTTAACTCACCGATCATTTGTCTTTTTAATTTTGTTTCTGCACTTTCTGTGGGTTGCTTACTTGCAGCCGAGCCCAAAAGAAAACCTTGTAAAAGCGTACCAAAGTCAGAGGGGTCCGCTGTTTTTGGTTGTTCGGCAGAACTAGGCAAACTTGATGCTTGCCCAAGAGTTTTCATGTGCCCGATGCCAATTTCATATTTATTGTCACCAGTGACCAGGGTGGCCAAATTACCATATCCGCCTTGGTTAGCCAGAGGTTTGAATGTACCTCCTCCTTCATAGAAGATAGGCGTCCCCTCTGGAAGAGCCCAATCCTCCCCTCTGTGGTAAGAAGATGCACCCTTGGTGGGAGAAGTGCGTGCTCCGTATCCAGAAGTTAAGGTAATGCCTGCTTCAGGATTGAAATTAATATTGCCCTCTTGATCTTTAATTAAAGCAGGTAGTCTTTTCTCGCCAATACGCAATCCAAGTAAAGGAGTTCGTATTGTGGCAGGATTTAAATACTTACCAGAAGCCAACTCTTTTACATATACGTGCTTATGCGGGCCAGTGGAAACACCAGAAGAACCTACCTGCCCAAGATATTGAATACCAGCCATATCAGTTTTTATTTCTCATTCTAAAATAAAAACCCCTGGTCTCCCAGGGGCATATCTACATAAGGAGTTAGTTATACACGGATCAAGTCAGCGGCGAAGACCGCGTCCCAGTCAACTCTTTTGATCTGTTTTAGCTGCTCGAGATTGTTAAACCTTTCACCCGATAAGGACATCTGAAGATCTTTAATGTCTCGTGCTGTCTTCAAGCCGATACCCTTAATATGATCAGCGATCATTTGAGGAGTAGCGCCATTGATATTTAAACGTGTATCTGGAGGAAAGGTACGAGGTTCTTCTTGTGCTGCTTTATCTTTTACCTGAAGAGTTTTTACCTTTTTGGTAGCCTCTTCATCAGGCTCGATTTCAGTCCTGTAAACGGTAAAAAGACGACCGTCCTGATCTTCGACCATGAACCAATCGCCTTGATCCCATTCGCTTACAACTTTGACTCGAGCACCTGTTTTTTTGTGCTGATAAAGCATTGCTGCTGTAGTTGACATAAGACCAGTGATTAACTGGTCTTAGTTTAACTCAATCAGCTAACGGTGCGGCCAAGCAGGTAGCCGTCGATATCCTCGTAGCCAGGGGCTTCATCAGGTTGGATGTAGCACACTTCAACCACGAAGTATCCAGTGCGGTTACCAGAGGCATCACCACTTGAGATGTACCAGCCACCAGAAGTGGAGGTAGCGGTCTGCGACTCACGTGCCTGGACGGTATAGGTGGTAGAAGAAGTAATCTCCTTGTACACCTTGTTTACGCTTACGCCAGCAGCTCCGGTAGCAGTCAGGAAGGCGTTAGCACCATAAGCGGCGGTACCAGCGGTGAAGAAGATTTCACCAGCTTGGGAGCCAGAAACAGTGGAGGTCAGGTTGGCTTGTGCAACAGCTTCACCAGCGGTGCCAGTGGAAGTCAGGCCAGGTCCAAAGGTGATCACGTTGCCGGTAGCAGCGTAGATACCAGAGGCAACACGACCGTCACCCCAACCAGAGGCCACGGAAACAGCAGCGCGGTATACATAAGCAGGCAGGGAGGCGCTACCAGAGATCACCATGCCAGTGATGTCGGTACGGGTGTCGTCATTCCGATAGGGGGAAGGAACGATCACGCTGCCGGAAGCAACTGCACCAGCGCCAGAGGTTGCGGTTACAGGCACGTAACCACGTTGCTGGAAGTAGCGATAGCCGGGGACAGCCAGCACCGAAGTGGGGCCGCCCTTGGAACCATCATTGCTACCGCTGTCGTTGGTATCAATGTTCTTGTACCAACCGTTCAGGGGTTCTGCCCAGTTACCTGGGTAGATTTTCTTAGCGGACAAATAGGTCATTTATCTTTTCCTATGTTGTGGGTTTATGTTTAGTTATCAGACGCTGCCGTCATCAGACACGAAGCTGTAGGCAGTGGTCACGAAGTCCTTGTTGAGGATCTCGAAGCCAGCGTACAGTTGCCAGATAAGGATAATAAAACGGCTGAAGTCATCGTTGTTGTTGATGAGCACCTGCGCGTTAGGACCGCCGATACCAACACCGATGGACTGAGGACCGAAGAAGTAACCCTGGGCAACTTCTTGGGCGGAGTAAGAAGGCGAGTCGGTGAACGAAGCCTGAACAGTCTTGGTCGGGAAGTTGGTCGACTCGAAGAACTTAACGCCTTCAAACTGAACGCCAGTAGGCATTACGGGCTCACCAGCCAGGAAGTAACCCTGACCAGCTTGGGGACCCATGTAGAAGCTGGCGTTGTTAGGCATCATGGGGTTGCCCATGTACATGCCTTGACCAGGTGCACCAGCGTAACGGGCGATCTCACGGAAGTCAGCATCACGACGCAGGTGCATCATGAAGGTAGGATCGCAAATACAACGATACAGACCGTCAGCAAAAGTAGGAACGTTACGCTTACGCAAGTCCTTGACGATGGTCAGCAGGTCGGTTTTCACCTGGAACTGCTGCACTTCGTTGCTGTACTCACTGGTGGTGTAGGAGATTTGACCAGAAGCATTCTTGGTCTTACCGCCAGCGAAGTAGTAACCACCTTGGGTAGTACCAGCAGCACCATTAGCTTCTGCTTTGGCGAGTTCGTCAATGAAGACGCGGTCACGCCAACGGCGATAGTCGTCGAGCAGAGTCAAGCTGCCGATCGACTGGTGGAACATGTTCAGGTTACCGGTATCCAGCAGAAGACGCTGGGCGGTAATCAAGGTTTCCCGAGCAATCTTAAATGTGCTGGGCTGGGTAGGATCACCCGGGTCCGCAGGGCCGGTATACTCTTTCAGCACAACAAGCACCTTCTCTTTGGTGATGTTGCGGCTATTGGCGGTACCGATGGTTTGGTCAGCGATACGCTCACGGCTGTCCTTGGTACCAGGGGTTCCCCAGAACTTGTAGCGGTCTAACTGAACGGTTTGACCAGGCTGACGGGTGAAGTCATGGACCACCACGGGCTCCACTGCCATTTCGGCAATGTAAGCAGGGTGAGGACGGTAAAGTTCCGCACCCAGAATCTTTGGAAAGTCGTTATCAATGAACACTTTGTTTTATCCTCCAATTTCGCAGGAAGTGTTTTATCGGGTGAAAGATTCAGACATAGATATGTCTTATCTATCACAAATTTTAGCAGTCCGTAATTTATTTATTACA